CCTTGAGGTCCTTGAGGTCCTACTGGTCCTTGCTCGCCTTGAGGTCCAGTTGCTCCTGTATCACCTTTTGGTCCTTGAGGTCCAGTTGGTCCTGTTGGTCCTTCTATAATATCTAAATCTATATTGCCAGGTCCTAATATGCTTTCATTATTTATTGTCTTAATGTTTTCTCCACTAATCAATTCATCTTGTTTATCAGACAAAAGCTCATCAATCTCAGCTCTTGTATAATAATCACCATCTGCTATATCTGTTGTGAATATGACACGACCTGCTAAATCAACTTGTTGTGCCATGTCATATATCTTAATGCCTGATGTGTTGTTGACGATTAAGAATCCCTCTTTTGGTAAGACACTCCATCTGAAGTCAGCATCATTTTCATCCTTACCATACACATTAATACCATAAGCAGTATCAGGGTGTAATTGATATGCTTCTACTAAACAATTCAAATAATTATGTCTAACAGGATCTATATTGAACTGAACGGGGATCAAAGTACCATGAGAAGAACAAACAAGTTCAACAGTCAAATCTTCTATAACTGTTAAATCAAAAGGATCTCCGTTTATCTTAGTCAACTGTAAAGAAAAGGAAAGGTCATTTCCTGCTACAAAACAAAATCTTTTATATGTGCTCATATAATTAAGTCCGTTGTATATATTTATGTATGAAACATCCATATTGAAAAGTTACACATTTCAAATGTGTTATAAAGATGTTCATTATATTTGTATAGAAATATCATATGAGATAGTTCCAATAAGTAACAGTTAATCTAATATTTATAATATAGTTAACTGAGTAGTTTTTAATCAAAAAGTTCTCCGCAATCTCCTAAAAAATTACGGAGAACTTCTGATGAAAAGAATGAAGAAAAAATCTTCGTTATGTTATAAATGTTTATGAATTATATAAACCAAATGTACAATCATAATATGCATAATTTGGATAATATTCATCGTTAGCATATGAATAAGCTACTATTCTTGCAGTTACTGTATTACCATCATAAATATAAGCATATGCGCTTGTGTTATCAGGTATAGTAGGTATGCTTTCATTAAATACAATATCTCCTGCATATTCTGAATTTTGTGCTTCTAAACTAACTCTTCCATCATATCCTTGTGTATATGACAATACAGGTATTACATTATGTTCAGTATTATCTATATATGCATATGCAGAATTAGATGAATATTGTAATGTAGGGTCTTGTTTGAATACACCATTTACTGTTGTGTTGTTATTTGGCATATTGAAATTCCAAGCTGAATTGTTATATGTTACAGTTGCTGATGGTGTTGTAGTAACATGTACATATGAATTGTCAACTGGTAATGCAGCTGTTCCTGTTGGTGAAACTGTGATCTGAGTTCCTTGTACAGCAGTTGCTTGACTTAATGTCAAATAGGAAGATGCATCACCTGTCTTAGTTATTGAATATTCAGTTGGAGTTAGTTTTTTTTTGTTAAAGGACCAATACCTGTAAGTTCAATACTCATAGTAGCTGAATCACCATGACCACCACTTGCTTGCAAACTAGTAATATAAGCTTTGCCTTCCCAGCATGGTTCACCAATAGTCCAGTTATTAGCACCATCTACATCAACGATACCTTCTGCTTCATAATTTGATAATTTACCAAATGTAACATAAACAAGTTCTGAGTCATCAAATGCATCCATTATTTCTTCAAATGCTAATTTAGTAGCATCACCAGAGATTGACATAAGAGCTTCTGTTGAACATGTCCATGAACCTTCTCCAGGAATAACATAAGATGTATTACCATGGTCTTTAGAACTTATACTGTTAGTATTAAGTGAACGAGAAAGTTGATGATTTGTTGCAAATGCTACAGGAACAGTTGTTGATGTAGTACCAATGAACAACCAAAGTTCATCACCTTTTACGATTTCTGAATTTTGTCTTATGTATGCCATAATTTTATATATCGATATATTTATATGTCTTCCGTCATCTAAAAACGGAATATATTTTTATATGTTTTATGTGTGTTTTATGTTGCTGTTACGCTAAATATTAATACTTGTTCGAATATGTCACTCTCTACAAGTTCATAGGTGTTAATTAATTCAAGTGCATCTATCTTTATCTCTTCGCTTCTATAACTGTAATTCTCTAACAAATCTCTTATGATGTTTGCTGCATCTAATGCTTCATCATAATTGTCTGAATATACAGTAATAGATAAAGTGATATTGTTTACCCAGCCACCTACACCGGGATAATGCTTTGTATATGTTGGAACTAAGGAATCACGTTTATATATAACCCATGGAAACTTAACTGCTTCAATATTAAAACTTAATGGATTAATATGTTCAGCTGGCACTATCTGTTGTAGTTCTGTGCTGCTCTTCAAAACAGGTACTAAGTATTTCCATATCTTTAATGTGTTATCCATAGCTAATGTTAATATTGTAATATATTTAATTAATGTTGTAATATATTTTCTAAATTTTTACTTATAATACGTTCCATTGCATTATATGCTTCTTGTTCTCCACTTTGTATGCCTGAATCCCAATAATGTACACCTGTTAACTTACCTGCATATCTTCTAGGATTAAGCTTCTTGCCATTACGAGTTCTAACATAACGAGGTTTAGAATCATTTTCATACATTCTTGCAATAAACAAAGGTGAATGTGATTTGCCACTACCCATGAATACTGTTACATGTGAATCACTCTTTTTTGACTGCTTTGCTGCTTCTACTAACTTATCTGGAACTGTTATCTGATAGCCACCTTTTGATGTTACAGGTTTGCCTTTTGGTGTAGTAGTTCTAAATGGACGATTAGCAGCTGGCATTCTTGAAGCAAATGAGTCTTTAACTGACTCTTTCAATATGTAGCCTGCAGTACTTAATGATTTAGTCAAAACATCAGGTAAATCTGATACCATATCTTCAAATGTATCTTCTATCCAATCTCCTGCAATATCAAATCCTTTTGTACCTGTTACATCCGATACGTTTATCTTTAAGCTAGGCATCTTTTTAATTCTGTGAATTTATACCTGTTACTCCTGTCACACCTGTTGCTCCTGTTGGTGTAATATGTTGTATTAATCTTGTTGTGTGAACTACTATGTCGTTCATTTCGTGATTTCTGTCGATGCTCAAGACTTCCCAGTCGTCCCCATCAAACTTTATTATGTCATTATAAGCAACTGGAACATATGAACGAACTATGAACTCTCTATCTACACTATAGAATGTTTGATCACCTTCTACTGTACGATTGCCTGTCAAATAGTTTACTCTTGCTCTTGTTGAACACTTATATTCACAGATAGGCTTAGTGCGACCATAATCTGTTGTGCCCATTCTCATTGACCATATTTCTATACGATACTTTAGATCTGCAGCTTTCATTTATGCAATAGGATATTTTTTATATAAGCAAGTTAACATGTAGAATGCTTTAGGTATCTCTCTCTGTTCCCCTGAGCCATCATTGTCAAAGAGATAAGATACTAAAATTAGCATGGCACGATATAATGACTGAGGCAATTCACCTGAATTCTGTGCTGCTATTGTATCTAATTCTTCATCAAGATAATCTGACAAATATGATTCAGCAGCATCACCTAATCCTTCAAGTAATGTATCATCTTCTGCATATAATTCATCTATGCGAAGTTGTCTCTTTATGTCTTCTAATGTAAGGTAGTTCATATCGTTAGCTTTCGTCGTTGTTTATTTCTATTGTTGTATTATTATGGGAAATTTTTGCATCCATACCTTTTTTTATTGCTATGTGAATCTCCCATAGTGCTGCGAATGCAAAGATCTCTCCAACCGCCATAAAGACGGAAGAATCTATTATGCCAGTTGGAGGTATAAAGAACGATGTAAGTATAAGGGCAATTGAGGTAAATGAAAATATATGAAACCACATATCATGTGTTAAAATATTAACAACTTTTTTAGCCTTCATCATCGTTATAAATGTAATCTATTTCTATCTTAGAATTAGTCAGTCATTCTGGATTTTCAGGATCTGGTTCTTGTTGTGCTGCTTGTACTGTCAATGTATAAGTAACTGTTTGTGCTTCATATGTATCATCACCAGCAAATACAGCACTAAT